AATTACACTCCAGCAACTACAACATGGGCTACTGCTGAAAATACAGGCTTAGGAGAGATAGATCGTCCAGGCAATTATGAGCTGGCCAATCGCGGATCTAGTCAGACAATCACCTGGAATCTGGTGGCCGACCTTGCGACTTCCGGACTTGGTTATTTATACGAGGACGCGTCTGGACTTATTTCCTATGCAGATTCGACACATCGATCAACCTATCTGGCCACTAACGGATACACCGATCTCGATGCTAATCAAGCTTTAGGCCGTGGCATAAGGATCCAGACAAAGGCCGGAGATATTCGCAACGATGTCTCCATTGTCTGGAAGTCTGGAACGCAGACGGCTACCAATGCAGCTTCTATTGCGCTTTACGGAAAACTGGCTCAACAGATTACGACATCACTTGAGCATTCTGCCGACGCCCTATCTCAAGCTCAGTTTTATCTAACGCTTAGGGCTCAGCCTCAAGCATTCTTGGAATCAATCACTTTTGCACTGACAAATCCAGAAGTCGATGATGCAGATCGTGACGCTCTGATTAACGTGTTTATGGGTCAGCCAATCTCACTGTCTAATCTGCCGGTCAATATGCAGTCCGGTAACTTCTTGGGCTTCGTAGAGGGCTGGCGATTTCAGGCTTCTTTTAATGAACTATCAATCACTCTTCTAGTTTCGCCACTGCCATTCTCACTCCAGGCGATGGAATGGCAAGATGTAAGTGTCGCCGAAACTTTCAACACGCTCAGCCCTACACTTGACTATGCAGACGCATTAGTCGTCAATTAAGGAGAAACGATGGCAAATCCAACAACTAACTTCGGCTGGGTGATGCCGACGAGTGCTTCGCTCGTCACGAATCTTCCGGCTGATTTCAACACATTCGGCCAAGCCGTAGACACGTCGATGTCAGAGCTGCTCGGTGGCACAACTGGTCAAGTGCTATCAAAGACATCAAATACAAATATGGACTTTACGTGGGTCACTCCAACGGATCAGACGCCACTAACAACTAAGGGCGATCTATTTACTTTTAGCACAGTCGATGCTCGATTGGCCGTGGGAACGAATAAATATGTCTTAGGAGCTGACTCAACTCAAAGCACAGGACTTGCATGGCAAACATCTCCACAATCAATTATGACAACGACAGGCGACACGCTTTATGCATCTGCTGCTAACACACCAGCTCGTTTAGGCATTGGATCTACAAGTCAAGTGCTTACTGTTGCAGGTGGTGTTCCTACTTGGGCTACGCCTGCTATAAATTGGGTGGCAGTAAACTCTGGCGGTACAGCTTTAAGCGGTAGCACCACAACTATTTCAGGAATTACTGGCGCTAATCAACTAATGGTCTTGATGTATGGCGGGTCAAGTACAAACACTTATGTAGAGTTTTATGCTCGCATAAATAATGACACAGGTGGAAATTATTTATACGCTGGCGTCAATCAATCTGGAAGTACAACAGGCAATTTCTCATCAAATGCCGCAACCAAAATTATTATGGCAGGTGGCTCATCAAGTGCAACGGCAGCAGGTTATGGCTCTGTTGTAATTACTGGCGGTAATGCTTCAGGCGTAAAAAGTTTTAGTTCAACAGGGTCCGCCGATGCAGGTGGTGGTTCTGGTGTAGCTTCTTTTATTTCTGGCGGTTACTGGAACAACAGTGCGACAATTACTGAAATCAATTTCTTTCCCTCTGCTGGTACTTGGGACGCTGGCACAGTCTATGTATTCAAGAGCGCATAAGGAGCAATAATGAAAATAACCGAACGCATTTATGATGCAACTAGTGGCAAAACAACAGATGTCGAGCGCGAATTAAAACCAGCCGAAATTGCAGCCTATCAAGCAGCAGAGCAAGAAGCTGCAATAAGAAAAGCGGCAGCAGAGCAAGAAGCACAAATCAAAGCAACGGCCGAGGCAAAACTCGCTGCACTTGGTATAACTGTTGATGATTTGAAGGCACTTGGACTCTGATGTATCCGGACGGCACTGCTGCACGGATCATCGAAGTCGCACTAGCTGAAATCGGCACAGTTGAGACTGGCGAAAATCTGACCAAATACGGCAAATTTACAAAGGCCGACGGATTGCCGTGGTGTGGTTCATTCTGCAACTGGGTCTTTGACCAGGCAAAAGTCAAGATTCCGTCAATGGTTTCAACGGCTGCCGGAGCTCATAAGATGAAAGAGCTAGGGCGATGGATTGATGATAAGCCGCAGCTTGGCGATTTATGCTTTATGGACTTTCCACACGATGGCATTGATCGCATCAGCCACATAGGAATTGTGGTCAAGGTAGGAGCGACTAGTGTGCTCTGCATCGAGGGCAACACCTCCGGCGATGGAGATCAGCGTAATGGCGGCATGGTGATGCTCAAGCAACGCTATATTGGCAAGGAGATTGTTGGTTTCGCTCGCGCTCGTTTAGCTGCTTATGATGAAGAATATCCAGTGGTCGAGCCAATTCAAAAAGTTAAGCCAAAGGAGAAAAAGAAATGAAAGATATAAAAGCCTTAGGTGCATCATGGGCGAGAAGTTCAGTAGCCGGAATGTTAGCCGTTTATCTTACGGGCAACACTAATCCAAAAGATTTAGCGATGGGGCTTGTCGCTGGCGTGATTCCAGCATTAAGTCGCTGGGCTAATCCTAAAGACGTCGCTTTCGGTAGCAAGAAGTGAGTGTAGGCGAATGGACGGCGGTGGGTGGGCTTGTTCTTGCGGTGCTCACTGCCATCTATTCGTCAATGCGATTCATGGTGAAGTCAATCATGCGGGAATTTCAACCGAATGGTGGGAACAGTCTCAAGGATCAAGTCTCACGAATTGAGGCACGTTTAGATCAATTACTGCTGGAGATTGCTCTTAAGAAATAGACACGCCGAGGCGAATCTTGCCAATGTCGGTTGTTGATGTCATTCTTTATTTGGGAGCAACGACAAGGCTCCCACGGGAGCAAAAATGACAACAAGTGAAATTGGCTTATTCTTTCTCATGGCGCTCGCCTGTATTCTCTGGGCGATTGTGAGTTATTCAATGGGCTACAAAGAAGGTCACAAAGAAGGCTATCAACGAGGTCGAGCAGTAACTCGCCACATCTCACAAAAGGCGGCCATCAAATGAGTTTCCTAGAAAACTACGAAGATGTAGCTGCACGCATTCAACGATTCTGGGCTACTTATCCAGACGGCAAAATCCACACATCAATCATGGACGTAAATCTTGAGAAGGGTTACGTCCTAGTCGAATGCCGTATTTATCGAAACTATGAAGATCAAGAGCCGGCTGGCATTGATTACGCATTCGGCAACGTGAACACCTACAACGTCCAGATGAAAAAATGGTTTATTGAGGATACATGTACTTCTGCGATAGGCCGTTGCGCGGGTCTAGTTTTAGGTACGGACAAGAGGCCAACAGTTCAGAATATGCAACAGGTAGAGCGAATCGATTCAAAGATTGTTCAAGATTCTGCCGTTGCCTATGATTATTGGAGCACTAAATTTGTAGAGGTGCCATCGTTTAAGACACGCGAAGAGGCAGAAGAGGCCGGCATTCCTACGCTTGGAAAGGCCATTGACACTATTAAAGAGACACTAGGCGGCGTTCAAGTAGCAGCTGCTCCGATGTGCGCTCATGGTCACATGATTTGGAAAGAAGGCGTTTCAGCCAAGAATAACAAGGGCTGGGGCGGTTACATGTGTGTCGAGAAGATTAAGATAAAGCAGTGTCCGCCGGCGTGGTACATGCTCGGGTCTGATGGACAGTGGAGGCCACAAGTATGAGCCGCGTTACTGAAATGATTGACGTTGATTTAATGATTGGTCGAACACTCATTGATGGCAAGATTGTTGCCGAATACAAAGTCGAAAACTGCGATAACTGCAAGCATATTGAAATGCTGGATAGTGCAGGTTATTTGCGTGCAGTCGGAGGAGAGCCGGTTTTATGGCTTTGCATCAAATGCAGAAAATGACAGTAACGGAGGCCGATGAGTGGGCTATTCATCGACGTGCCAGTGATGTCATATTTGCACAATCTGGCTCACTTGGTCATGGCATTCAATACAACTCTAAGCTAAACAATCATGAGCGATGTGTGGAGTATGCTGAATCACTAGCTGCTGAGATGGTGGTGGCTAGATATTTTGGACTTGATTACGACATCAGTGAAAACAAGGGCAAGAGACGGGCAGATGTCGGTCAAGGTTTAGAAGTGCGCTGGACTACTTACACCGGAGGCAATTTGATTGTCTATCCGTACGATCGTGATGATGATGTGGCCATTCTGGTCGTTGGCAAGTCGCCAGTTTATTACATCGTCGGCTGGCTTCCGGTGGCATTCGCCAAGCGCAAGAGGTTTAAGAATCCACGTCAAGATTCTTGGTGGGTAGATCAAGGCAACCTTAATCCAATCGACACGTTGGTCAGGAGCGGATATGCCACTGCTGCGATTTGATTGCTCAATCTGCAAGAAACTTTACGGCGATGGGCGTCAGCAACATCTCATCACAAAAGGACGCGAATTGACTGAGCACGAATGGTTCGCTCAATGCGCTGGGTGTGGGGCATTCTCGGTCAAACTGGTTGATGATGGCTTGGTGGCTGGCCTTGAATAGTTATCCACACGACTATCCACAAGATCATGTGGACAATGCAACACACCGAGGTCAATCCTTGACAAATTGTCAGTGTTCATCGCTATACTTGAAAGATAAAATCTTGAAAATAAAGATTAATAAAAAGATAATAAAAATAAAGAATAAAAAAAACTTATTGGCTATTCCTATGTCAATCATGATCTTGACAATATCCACAACAACGGAGGCAAAAGCAGTGTCACAGACTGATTTGCTCAAACTCTATGCACATTCAAGAATAATAAACTACGAGCAGTTCAGCTGCTTCAATGCCTTGATACAGAAGGAAAGCAATTGGAGAGTCGATGCACGCAACGGATCTCATTACGGCTTAGGCCAGATGAAGAACGCTAAGTACGGGCGACTCGATGGCTTCTCAATGGTGGACTGGAGTACGAGATACATTACAAAACGTTATGGTTCTATGTGCAACGCATGGCGCTTCTTCAAGGCTAATGGTTTCCATTGATGCCAGCTAAGTCAGCAAGAGCCAATGGAGGCACAAGAGCCTGGTCTAAAATACGTGAACGGATATTGATTAGGGACGCAAGGTTGTGCCAATACTGTGGCAACGATGCAACTACTGTGGATCATGTGATTCCAATCAGCAAAGGTGGCACTGATGAGCCTGATAACCTTTTAGCAGCGTGTACGCGATGCAATTACTCAAAAGGCAACAGAACAGGCGTGTTTTTTGGACAAGCAAGGACAC